GGATTTGTACATCGTTGACGGCGAGGACGAGGAGGGACATTAGCCACCGATCCTTAGGTTCCCGCGGCGTGTGCTGTCGGTGTTCATGGCCCGGCGCACTGCGACACCGGCGGCGGCGGGGTCGATGGTTTGGATGTTTATGACAGTGGAGGGGCCGCGCATGGAACTAGGCGAAATGCCGCCGTACGCGTTGCCTAGGCCGCCAAGGGAGTCGGTAATCGTGCCACCGCCGCCGTTTTGGAAAAAGTTGATCAAGTTGTAAAGGTTTGGCAGTTTCAGAAAAAAGTTGTATTTTTCGTTAAAATCGTAAACCGCTTTTAGTTTGCGGTAAAGGTCGTCTACGTCGTCGGCGGCCTTTCCGGCGTTTGTGGCGAAAGTTTCTAGTTTCGCGCTTAGGTCAGCGATGGCCTTTTGGCCTTCTTCGCTTGCCATGTATTCGGCGAACGTGTCCAGGTAGGGCAGGACTGCGGCCCCAAGGGTTTCCTGGATGTTCTCAAACGCCTCCTGGAGGGTGGCTAGGCCACCTTTTGCGGTCTTTGTGGCGGCCGCGGAGGCGCCGTCGTACTTGTCGCCCAAGATTTTGACCAGGTCCGCGCCCGTTTTTGTTTTGTCATTGACTTTGACCAGTTCGGGGAAAAGTTTGACTAGCGCCGTTTTGTTGCCCGCCTGTGCTTTGGCAACGGCGGCCACGACGGGGTCCAGCTCTTTTCCGGATGCCGTGGCTAGGTCCGTTGAGATCACCAAAAGGTCTTGGGCTGTTTTCAGGTCCCCAGTGGCGTCCAGTAAACGCCCAAGGGCTGGGCGGAGGCTGTCGTCCGTTTGGTCTGTTGCGTAGCCTAGTTGCGTGATCCACTGATTGACGGCATCTTTATTGAGTAAAAACCCGCCTTTTAGCCGTCCAAGGGCCCCGTTTAGTTTGTCGATCTGGTCCTGTTCCTCGATCGCGCCGGCGATGGAGTCTTTTACAAAATCAAACGCCAGTGTGGCCGCTGTGCCAATGGCGGCGAAGGATGCGACGGATTTTAGGCTGAAACTTTTGGTCTTGTTTTTGGCGTCGTCTAGACCTTTTTTTAGTTTCTTTGTGTCCGCGAAAATATTGACGCGCAGATTAGCTGGGCCGGCCATTTGGGTCCCCCTTTACTTTGGCTGTGGCTTTGTCTATTTCCGCGATGTAAGCGGGTAGCCACTGCGATTGAGTCATTACCGCTGCCCGCGAAACCCACGGGTTAGCTCGGATGCCCCGCTTAGGCCAGCCCCAGTGAATCGGCTCGGCGTAGGGCACGACTAGTTTTTTTCCACCGAGCACGCCGGCGCTGGTCTTTGTCACACTTTTGCGGAGTGACTTTTTCAGGGCCCCGGAGCGGACGGGCGCAGTGCGTTTGGCCTCAGCCAAAACGATCTGCGCGGCCTTAGTGCTGGCGTCTTTTAGGTCTTGGACATCTTCGCCGGCCTGTTTTAGTTCGCGTTGGAGTTTGGCTAAGCCCTCGATGCGGAAAGTCACGTCGAGAGGCATGATCTACGGGGCGACGTAAGGCGTGACAGTGACGGCGCCGATGATTTCCCACTCCGCCGTCGTGGTCAGACGTTCCCCGACTACTCCACCGACCTCGATGGCCAGGATCAGGACGTCGCCGGAATACGTCGGGCCGACGGGGTCAGGAGTCCAGGAGAACGGGATGGTGGCCATGTCTTGGTCCCATGAGAGGGCAATAATGCCAGCATCATTGTCGAAATCTTGGATGGCCTCGATGTTCAGGGTGTTGCGGCGGCGGTAGGTGGGTTGGATTTCGGAGCCGTCCAGGACCTCGATGCGGTCGCCGTCAGACTCGTGCGATGGCGTGATGCGGACGTTTGTCGGCTGGGTGGCGTAGGAGTCGCCGTCCAGGGTTAGTTCGCCGGCGCGTACGCGGGAGTCGGTGATCGTCATTTCTAGTTTGACCTTTCCAGGGTGAGGGTTAGAGCTGGGGCACCGTCGCCGGTACTCCCGAGGGTGTAGGTGGATGGTTCGATGCTTGACGGGTCGAGCGCGTCCACCAAAATATCGAGCATGGAGTCCAGTGTGGCTAGTGCGTCAGCGGTTCCAGTGCCACCGGGCGCCACGATATGGATTTGGTGGCGGATGTTGTAGTGGCCCATCGTCAGGCGCTCAATGCTGGGCGGGTCAATAACGACGCATGGCGGGTTGACGCTCATGGGGTCATCGGTGACGCGTAAGCCTAGGGCGTTGATCTCGTTCCACATAGCGCCCATGACCGTCGCGTAGGTTCCCATTACTCCACCTCGATCGGGCCGTCAACGGCTGGCGGGGTGTAGCGCCCGATACGGAGCAGGCGGGCGACCTCGGGATCGGTCCTAGCTGAGATGACGCCACCCATGGAGTCGAAACCTGCCGCGCCCAGTGGTGCGTTGCGGCTGGAGTAAAGGCGCCCGGCGAGCATGATCGCGCCGGTTCGGGTCCGGTAGTCCCACACTGTCGCGTCGACGTGTGACAGTGAGTTGACGTAATCCGTGGCCGCGTCCGCCGCGTCCTGGAGCCATGCCGCGTCGGCGGAGTCCTGGAGTCGCAGATAGTTGCGGACGTCCTCGCCCGTGACTAACGGCTCGGCCATGGTGATCCTTTCGGGTGGGTGGTGCCGGGACTCTCGGGGGTGGGAGTCCCGGCACCTGGGGGCTACGCGTCGCGCTGGGAGGCCCGGAGCGCGTAGCGGTTTGGGGTGATTACGGCAGGTCCAGCGTTGCGACTGCGAGGCCCGCAGGCTGATTTACGACTGTCGCACAGTAACCAAAGAGTCCGGCGTCGATGCCACCGTTAGCCACGTTCGCCACGTTCACGCGCAATGCTGGCGAGAGTTCGTGGAACGATGCGGCCGCGCGGGTGCCGGCGATGACCGTGTTAGCGGCAACGAAATCGGAAACAAAGAGGGACGTATTTCCGAACGAGCCGGTACCGTCGAACGACAGTGAGCCACCGAGGAACGCAAGGGCCTCCTGGGTGTTCACTGCTGCCATCGCGGCGTATACCTCGGTGCTGATGCCGATGAAGGACGGGGTGCCGATCGGCATGACGGACATCGCGGCCTGGACGATTGTGCCCAGTGGGGTCTCGTTGGTTCCGGTGTTTGTTGCCTGGTCCTCTAGTTCGGTGTAGCAGTACTGATCCGAGAGGCGGGCGTAGGATTCTGCCATCGCGGCCCAGTAGCCCATGACGTAGTCACTGGAGCCCAGGTCGAAGAAGGCGCGGTCGATGTCGTGGGCACCGGCGAGGCGCTTGACGGGGACCTCGATGGCCTCGGTCGTCGCGGCGTTGGATGCTACGGCTTCTTTGTCGCCGTCGTAGTCGTCAACGGCTGGCGCGACGTTCCAGCGCCATCCGGTGACCTTTAGCGACGTGATGGGGGCACCGGCGGCCACTGCTGGCACGAAACGGCGCTGGTAGTTGATGCCCTCGAAAACGTGGCCCAACCAGGTGTCAGGGTAGACATCAGCGTTGGCGGTGTAGGTGATGTCCGTAAGGGCGGCCTGGAGTTGGCCCATCGGGATCTCGCCACGGTTAGCCTGGGCGACCATGGACGCGGCCTGTGCTGTGGTCAAGCGTGGCGACGTGCGGGCCGCGATGACGGGGGCCTGTGCGGCGGCCACGGCCACGGGGGCGGGGGTTTCCTCAACAGGGGCGGGGGTCGGTTCAGGTGCCACGGCGGTCGCGGCAATAGCGGAAGCGGCAGCTGAGGCCGCGATTTCCTCGACCGTGGTGGCTGGGGTGCCGGCGTCGCCGGTCAGGTGTGCGCTAGCGGTTAGCCGGCGCGGGGTTTGGCGCTTGCTCATTTGATTATCCTTCGGGGTTGGTTATGGTGCGGGCGGCGTCCCATGCGGGAACACTAACGGATGAAACCTCTCTGAGTATTGCCTTACTAACGACGAGGACGCCGTCGCGGTCGGTTGACGCTTGGATCACGTCTACACCGACAGACCAGCCCGAGCGCATATGCGCGGCCTGGAGTTCTGTTTCCCAGTTTTCGGGCGCTGTGAAAGTTCCCACGAGCGCCGCGGGTGTATCGAGGAAAGACTGGCCGTGGCCCACTAGGCGGTTCCGGTCGTGCTCCATCAGCCAGGCCACGTTTTGGGCGGCGGTGATGTTCACCGAGCCACGGGCGAAACGGGTCGGCCCCGCCGAGGTATTTGCGACACTGTCCCACGGGAGGATCGTGGCGTGAACGGTACGGGCGGGGCCGTCAATGGACGCCACGGGGGCGTCGGATGCTGTCAGGTAAATCGTGGTCATCGTGTCACCGTTCCTGGGGTTCCGGTTTCGCGGCGGCGGATTTCCTC